CCATGCGTTTACTGCAACGGAGTGCGGTCACGATCTCGTAACCGCAGTTAATACGTTTCTCTTCCATGCCAATCACTCTCCAATCATTCCGCACTCAATCGCCGTGCGGTAATCTTCACGGATCTGCGCTTCTATCATATCCAACCTGCGCAGTTCAGCCGGGTCATTCGTGTTTTTCCGTGCTTCCTCAACCTTGTTCATACGCTTGATGAAATCTGACATTGCTATTACACCTCCACAAAATATTCAATGCGCTTTTGCGCAATTTTCCGCCGATGAATCAGGTTGTCTGCCTGTTTTCGCTCACGATCTGCCACACGCATCTGCTTTTTCCGCAGATGTTCTGTCACCATGCGGACTTCTTCCGCATCGTACAGTTCTACCAACACGACATCCTTGTTCTTGCTCACGCAATTTCACCGTCCTTCTTATATGTGATCCACGCTTTCTTGCCGTTCAAATAATAATTCCCGGCATTGTCTTGTCCGAAGATAACGCCGTCCGGGACTTTGACTCCACAATCGTAGCGAAATCCCTTAATCTCGCAGTAGATTTCTCCGTCCGTTAAGTACGGTGTCAAATGCTCATAAGGAAACATTACTGCTCACGCTCCTTCCGCATATAATCGTACAGTTCAGCCTTCAAACGCATGATTTCTGCATCTTTTTTATGGCATTCTTCCATCCAACCGTTCACGTCTGCTCCTGTCTGTTCGAGATCTTTCTCCAATTCCGCAACTCTATCAATGCCGGTGGTTGCATTGAGTCGGTTCTCTGGCATGAGTCGATTTTTCAACCTCTCGATCTCCGCATCTTTCGCTTTGATCAATGCGTCCATATTGTGCTTATCGTTTTCTCTACGCAGACGCTCAAGGTTTAAATCTGCCACAGGATGATCGCCGAAATCGTTCACGATATTATTCCGGCAAATATCCACGACTCCGGCAAATGTATCGTGGATATAGCTATCCGTACCTGCGGAATCAATCAGTTCCGCAATCTTGTCCAACAGTTTCAGTTCTTCTGCTTTAGTCATTACTGCCACGCTCCTTCTATACTATCGCCAACCATCAGCACACGGATTGCTCCATGCGCATATCCGTCGCCGTAAAATCCGTAGATATCCGAACCAATCCTGACGTCAACAATGTCGCCGTTCGTCCGGATTACTTCTCCGGTTTCCATGTGGACGCCGAGAGAAACGCCCACAATACAGGCAATCAGATAAACAATCGAAACAACGGTCAAGATTTTCCCACTCATTTTCAGCACTCTCCTTCCACATAGACAATCACGCAAGCATACGACGGATATATTTCCGCTCCTTTGCCGTGCGAATCTGCTCAATTCGCCGTTCGAGTTCGTCCCTTTTCTTGCACAGGAAATAGTTGTCATCGGATGCACGATAGTACTCCGTTTCGTTCCAACATCTGGTGACAGGATCGACTCCTTCCTTATGAATTTCCAGCATGATTCCGATGTTTTTGTCGATTTTTTCTTCGATCTCCGCAAGTTCTTTCTTCAGTTTCTCCAGTTTCGTCATGGTTAAACCCTCCTAAATTATTTTTTCGCAAACTTGCGTTTGCTTAACAGCGGAGCCGTCACTTTCCGCAACAGCTCCGCTCCAAAGCAAACCTCAGTTCATAGAAAGCAGTGATGCATAATACCTGTTCGTATGGAATTCGTCCTGCACCCTGCCGATTCCGTATCGCCCCGGCGGTAAAATTCCGCCTTCGCTCCATTTCCGAACGGCTTCTTTCGCATCTTCATAGGACGACGCCTCGAACTCGCACGAGAAGTGCTTTAAGTTCTGCATTGAATCACGCATAATCAAAACCCCCTTCCACAAACAGTGGTCGGGCTTCCGGTTAACCGGTATCCCATCATTCTCGCCTTACGCTCCGCATCTTTTGCAGAGTATTCGTAGATTGGGATAATTCCCTCTGTGGTACACACGAGATATTTTTCCTTGATCAGTTTCATTTTCCATTCCTCGCTTTCCATGTCTTGACTTCATATATTGCCCAATCAATTCCGACATAAACCATCATGGCTACGATAAAAATGCTCGTGAAGATGGACTCCGCCATTACAGCACCTCCCAACGCAAAACCTTCGCTGGCAGCAATAAATCCGCAATCAACGCTTCAATAAAATCTTCCGTAGTTGTTTTTACCTGCACAACCACAGATTTTCCGTTCGCCATATCCAAACGAACACGCTTCACACGCTTTGCCATTTCGTATCTCTCCTTTGTGAATTTTGTGCAAATAAAACTCCGGTCTGAAATTCCGCACCAGACCGGAGATTATTTCCGTATTAGAGCATCGAATCCGCATTAATAAATATTTGGATTATCGCTTCGTCCGTTTCTGCTTTCCGCAATAATTCCGCAATATTCGCAAGATTTAATTCCGCATACTTTTTTTTAATTTTCCGCACCATATTCGTATTGCGATTCCGCAATACAATCTCTACAATCATCCGCATCACTCTCCGCAATAAATTCTGCATACGGATTCCAGCAGACATGCCCGTTGCTACGCAGTCGTGCTTGCCCGGTACTCCTTCCGTATTAATCCTCGAAAATTCCGCATTCTTCACGGACCTCGAGTTCAGTTTTCCGCAGATAATCAATTTTCCGAAATGATCTTCCGCATTGGTATTTTAATGCCTTGAATTTTGCATCCCTCGTATTTTCCGCATGAATGTAGTGCGTTTCCGCAATTTCCACATTATACGGATGCAATACAATTTTGTACGGCATAGTTACCACGCTCCGCATCTTATTTTTCCGCATACAAAAAAGACCATATGACGTTGCACATGGTCTTTTTTTATGCTCAGAATTACGGCTTCAATTTTTCCGCAATGATTTTTGCGAAGAAAGTATTTAGAGGGATTCCGTAATCTTCCTTAATTATCCGCAACTTTTCGAGAATAATCGCATCAGAAATTCCGAAATCAAAACGCTCAAATTCCGCATTCTTTTCATACGGTCTTTTCTGCATTTCCTCAATCTCCGCAATTGAAAAATCAAGCGGTTTCGATAGCCGTTCCGCCACAGTATCCGCTAAAAATCTCCAGACAGAAATTCCGCATTGCTTACAATATTTCCGCATTTTCCTCGGAATTCCGCTATCGACCTTCAGCGTTACCTTAAACCTTTGCATCACTCTTTCACTCCTTTCCATGCAAAGGATTCTATCAGCAGGATAGCATACACATATTTTTTCTGCAATGAAAATTCCTCATTAGAACACTGGTTTGACTACACGATCTCCGCAATAAACTCCGGACGTCCACTCCCTACGGAGTTCATCAATTTCCGCAACGATTTTATCATAGTTTCCGCAATCATTCCGATACTTTTCTTCCTCATACGTTTTGCAAAGAAAACCATCAAAATTCCGCATTTTTGCACGGAATACTACAACTCCCCATTCAACCCAGAACACAACCAATTTTTCCGAAATAGAATCTCCGCAATAGTCGATTTTACCGACCATCTCGAATCTTTTTTTGCCTTCACTCTTTACTTTGAAAATAAGGTTGTGAACAGCTTCAGGCGTCACAATTTTCCCCATTAGAAACTCCCTTCCGCTTCCTGCTAACAGAATCCTTTGCACGAACACAAATAAAAACGGAGTCCAGATTCCGCATCTGTTCCCTTCTGCTTCCTCTGGACTCCGCATCTGCTTTATGCGGACACGAAAATTCCGCAATGGATTCTTGACGAGCGCCAAAACTCCATGCTAAAATTCGTGATGGATTCTGATTAAGGCGGTGAACCTTCTCAACTGCACACAAAAGATTGTCGTAACCTGCTTCGCTCAAACTCCACAGGAACGTCAGTTGTGATACACGAAAAGACTCTTCAGCTTTCGGTCACAAGGCGGTTCGTGCCGGTACTCCATGCGGACTAATGTTTCTTACTTGTCGGACTTAATCACGGGGTGACCAGTAAAGGTCAGGTTGGTGTTGCGGACGATTGTGCAGAAGATATTGGTGATGTCTTTCATGAAAGAATCTGTTTTCTTGAACAGCACCTCACCAATCGTCCTCGGGTTCATCCGGGCGTAGGTAAATACCACCGCATTGCGCTTGCTGTTCGTGACTCGGTAAGCGTTCTTGCCACCGCCCTTGACATCCTCGTAGAGGATAGCGTCAAGCAGAGCCTGAAGCGCACGGTCAATATTTCCAAGGGTGAACCGTTTGTTAATGTCAGCTTCGCCACATGTAGCATCGCCCACGTTCATCTTGAACGAACCGGCAAACTCATTCAGGAAACCGTCTTTCAGAGATTCAGAGTGCATCTGCGTTACAAGATAGCCACAGAGAGCCATATGCGCTTCTTCAACTGTCTTTAACCACGCATCGTTCATAGCCGGATTGTCATAGCCGTTGGCAGTAGCGTACTCGATGAAATCGGTCACGTTGAACAGACCGGTGGTATCTTCGATAGCCGTAGTCTGACTGCCTTCCTTGCCCTTGACCTTCGCAGACAGCGCAGGATACAGACCGTCCAGAAGAGCCGTTTTCATCGGCACATCGCTCTCGAGCCACACACGGAAGGTGTGTTCTTTGCAGGCGAGGTTGTACTTGCTGACACGGTCAGCGACAACCTTCTTGAGGCGATCCTTCTCAGCAGTGTCCGTTGTGTCGTTGATATGCTCGCCGTACTGACGGTTAGCAGTGATCGCATCGTCACGCAGGGGTTTGAGGGCAGGATTGTTCATGATATCAGCATACTTCATAGGGATATACCTCACTTTCATAAATTCGTGTTGTTGTGATGTGATATCCGCACGAAGTACCGGCATGAACCGCCTTGCTTTTAGCTACTTCTTCCCCACGTTGCATCCTCTGCTACTCGCACAGACCCACAGGGTGCTACCGGCACAACCGGGTGCATTTTGGGCATAGTCTGCTCATGATGGGTACTTTTCGCCTGACGAGGTCCTACTGGCATGGTTGGTCCGCAGAAGGCAGACTTCGCCCCATGAGTGCCCCAGAGCAACCCCGATATGACACGCTCCGCCCTTCACCGGATGCCGCAACCCCTAACACCATGACAGCGCCGTACTTACGACTATCGCCCGGTCACCGGACAGTGTGAAATTTTTGCAAAGAAAGGACTCGAGAGTACCGCGCCCACCCGCTCCCGCTCTTCCGGCGCGGCTCGGAAGAGCTTGGCAACACAATAGCGACAAAAGCAAATGTTCGCAAATCGGAGATTATTACAGATATGTTACAAAAGATAAGAAATCGCTTAACAAACAAGCGTTTTTGCTACACTGGCAATCAAAAAACAGCTCAAATGTTACAAAAGTCTTAACAAATCCAATTTCAAAAAATTTTTCTGAAAAATGGCTCAAACGCTTGATTTTACTACATTTAACAAAATCGTAATAATTATTACGATTTTGTAATTGTTCGGCAAATTATGATACAAAACATTCGGAAATATCGCAACAAATAACAAATTATCGGCTGAATATGTTGAAATTACTTGCTTTATAAATTTAATAAATAAAACGTTTCGGTTTTAACAAAAAAACACGAACGTTCGTTAAAAACCGAACATCAATTTTACCGTCGCCTGTAGCATTTGAAATATAAGCGATTGAGCGATGTTATGCTAAATATTGGAAACCAGATTTGACATCATAAAACCGAACATTCAATAAAATCATTATGCAAAATACCAGAATCGACATCAATGGTCAAACAAAGGTCAGACGCTATAAGCGTTGAAAATACTGTGATTTAAACGCTTTTAAAATATAACCGAACATTTAACAGCAAGCGATAACGCATAAATGGCATAATATGGCAAAACGCAGGAATGAAGTAAATAAAGGGTTTGTAAGCATGGCAAATTATGGAAACGCTTAGAAGCGTTGAAAATAAAGCGATTACCAGAATCGACAAATGGTATCAAATTGTAAAATAATGGAAAAACTTTATCATGATAAAGCAGTAACAAATTCGTAACAAATAAGAAAACGCTTGCAATGCAGTAAATACAAGCGATTCAGACGATGCAGAACCGTAGTTGTACATACAAAACAAGGCTAAATATTTATTTGATGTTAAAATATATTACGAAAATGTAAAGTAAATAATAACAAACGTAACAAAAGAATAAGACAAAAAGAAACAAAAACGAAACAGAAAAGACACAAACCAGCAAAGCGTTGAAAATACTGGGTTTGTGGCTGTTCCTTCCTATTATATATAACAGCCAAAAGTACGTACAAATTTGCAAAATTTGCAATAACGATAATTTGTATTATAATGTATTAATACAATTCAAAAATCAGCGTATTATTACACTAGTACACCACAAGATATAGTGGTTAACACAAAATGGCACTGTAAACCACAAAACCTTGCAAGCCTTGACTAATAAGGCTTAAACGACTTTCAATAGGTTTTCAGTAGGCAAAAAGGCAATACAACATATTGTATAATTGCCTTTTTACGTTTCGATCAGCGCCAGACACACGCCCAACCCACAGCCTATCTTTTCTAAACTTCAATATAATTTAGGCCAATGCCAAAACGATCCGCGCAAAACCGTCTCATTATCGGCGAAAACCTCCGTCAAACCAAATCAAAACCACGCGAAAACTAGGGGGTTATAAGGGGGTTATGCTGGATGTTGACGGCGCGTCAAACGATCCGGCGCTATAACGCCGCTGCAAAGGCCGGGGAAGGGCGCATCAGCCAATGTCGCCGGACGACGTGGCCAGCGCCTGCCTCGCAGACCGCACACAGAAAATATATTTATATGAACGTGTCCGGTTTTCCATATTTTAGCACCTATATATAGTAGGGCGAAAAATCGGCGCATACAGCAACGGCCAATACCGTATCATTGAGGGTTGCGGGTCATCCGCTGCGTCGAGGTTCCCAGTCCGGGGAAACCGCCAGCGGCACGTACAGCAATGAATGCATAAAGATATATACCGGCGTGGCAGCAGCTCTGCCGCCTGCGTGTCGCGAATCTTCCAGTCGGTTGCGGGGCGATCGAATAGTATATACATTAACAAAGGCTGTTTGATACGTGTATATACTTATTGTGTGTAATTTTTTTATGAGGGAATAAAATGGAATACAACTATCCTATTATGACCATGCTGGACAGGTATGGTTTTTTTCGTCAGCGTTATGTCATGATGAGGGGAGACGCAATCAGCCATATCGAAAGCAAATATACTACGCGTCAGATGTTTGAGCATCTGAATGGAAATATATCGCTTTGTGTATTTGCCGGTCCTAGAAATACGTCGTTCCTTTCTGTCGATGTTGATATGAAGGATCATGAAGTTGTTCAAAAAGTTATTGATGCTATGGTTGGTCTTGGCATCCCGAAAGATAAGATATATGTATCTGATTCTGGGGGGAAGGGATATCATGTTGATATATTCTTTGCGAACAGCATATATAATTGGAAGGCGAAAGAGTTATATGACCTGATAATATACTTTGGTGCGCTTGACAGGAGAAAGGTTGAATACAGGCCAACGAAGACGCAAGCTATAAAGCTTCCGCTTGGTGTTCATCAGAAGACTGGCAATAGATGCTGGTTTGTTGATCCGGACACATTGACGCCTATAGAAGACTTTAATTATATTGAAAGCACAGAGAAGATAGAAGTATATAAGATAGATCAGATAATAAAAGAAGGAAATTATCGACGCTACAATATAATGTTGGAAGAAGCGGAGAAGTCAGGACTCGATTATTTAGGGTGTAAGGCACGAAACGCGAAAATTCCAACGAGCAATATAATGATAGATATTGCCGGAACAAGACAGCGTTGTATGGTTAATGAAGCGTTAAGGATATATCGTGCTGGTGGAGATTATTCGGATATACATCGAGGGCTTGAACATTGGTTGTCAATACAAGACCCATCTATGTATAAAGACTCGTGGCAAGAGTGTATGCGAAACATCGATAATATCAGCGGGTGGGCAATGCGATGTGGGCGTAGAGGGCAGATTAACAACGACAAAACACATGAGTTTCATAACAATATTCGCGTCTATGAAAGTGATGCAAAACACATACTGAAAGCGCCAACAAAGAACACGAGATTGTTGGTGTTTTTAATTACATTGTTTTGTGATAAATACGGGTTCTGTGGTCTTAGCGAAAAGAAGATCGGAGAGATGCTTTCTATCAAATCGAACAAGACCGTGTGTGAATCAGTAAAAAAAATTCATCATATGTTTTGGATTGTGCATGGCGGATATAAGAACGTAGGCAATACTCTGAGAAGAGTAACAAATAAATATAGATTCCATAAGGATTATATTCGTGATGGCAGATATATTGAAATTGATGAATTTGTTTCTGCCGAGAATGTATACGATCTGTATATAAAGACGTTGGCTTTACTTTGCTCTGATGAAGAAATCAAAGATATTTTGACTTCGCCAGAGTTACAGGATGTAATGGCTGCTCGCAAGGAGATTGAACGTAATGGACGAGAAGATGATAAAGCAGGTTGAACATGCGCTGGACATGTGCGAAGCTCTGCGGGATTATTTGCTGGATAGTAAGATATGTGAATCGATTGAGGAAGTGATTGATTTCGTGTTTTGTGCTATTCAGAACGAGGTGGATGACGAATGACAAATCAGGAATATATGCTTAGTCTGCGACCGAAAGACTGTTATGCGGTGATGAAGTGGGTGATGACGCAGGAATGGTATCCGGCGTGTTGCTGGCTGAAGCAGGCAGTGCAGATTGGGGAGTGGCAGAGGGTAAGAGGGTATATGACTGCTGGCGGCGATTCGGTATACAAGTGTCCGCACTGCGGCGGCGATATGCATGTGTATGGCATTGAGCATGAGCGCGAACGCCGTGTGATTTGTGATCAGTGTGGTACGTTCAATATGTATCCAAGGGGGAGATGAAGACGCAGACGATACAGATACATACGCCTGACGGTGTGAAAGAATATCCGTACTGCCCGGACAGCGCGGCGTTGACGGCGGCGATGGATGCCGGAGAGATCCACGTCGGAGACGACATCGTATACAGGAATTATCTTGTATACCTGCATGAGCGGAACGGCATGGTATTGCTGGATACGATCCAGATGCCGATGCCTGATATGGGCGGTATGCCGCCGCAATTTGTGCCTGACATGCAGATACCGAACGGTGCGCAGTGGTCGTTCACGGTTAACGGCCAGCCGGTGACGCCGGAGCAGATGGCGCAGTTTATGGGAGGGAATGCGCGGTGATTTATTTTATGTATGCGTTGTATACAAGAATGGCGCTTCACTACAGCAGGAAGGCGAGAAGGGCGATCGAGCGAAGCAATGATTATCTTGCGAAAGCGGATGCGCTGAAAGAAAAGATGAAGGACGATGTGTATGGGAAATAAAGCTTTATTAAAGGAATGGCAAAAGAGACTGAACCTGACGGACTGGCGGATTTCGATGCAGGAGGACTGTGATCCGGCGGTTATGACGATCGAGGAGAGCAGCGGGTGTGTGTCATGGCAGGAGAGTACGAAGACGGCGCATATCCAGATAATCAACCCGGTGTTTTACGGGAAAAGGGTTGTGCCGTTTGACTTCGAGAAAACGCTGGTGCATGAGCTGCTGCATCTGAAGTTTTGCCTGTTGTGTGGAGATCAGGAAGAGGAAGGACTTCGGGAGCGGATCTGCCATCAGATCTTGGACGAGATTGCACGGGCGCTTGTGGAAGCGAAGCGGTATCAGCCGAAGCGGGAGGATGGCGCGGTATGAGGATTATCGAGACTTGTCCTGAGTGTGGGGCAGATATTGTGACGGTGATGGTTGCGACATATCCGCCGAAAGAGACGAAGCGGTGTTTGCAGTGCGGATGGTTCTGGGAAGAGGGCGACGAGGATGTTGTGCGAATTCCGTTTGTGCCGCCGGAAAAGAAGCGGGAAACGATAACGCCGCATAATCCATATCCGTATCCTGCTGATCTGAATTATTCATTCGGAGAGATACCGGATTGTTGCCGTGGATGCAGTAATCATCCGAGTAACGGCGGGAGCGGAATATGCGCTTGTACGTTGCCGTATATAACAAATACACGCACAGTGCCAAATACAAAGAGAGGGACTGTAACAACGAATACGTACACAATACCAAGCGATAATAATGTGATCACAACCGATCATATAATAGAAGAAGGAGAATGATAAAACATGGAGATCAAAGAACTGAGAGAAAAGCTTGAGGAACAGGCGTTCAGGCTGAACAAGGCGAAGGCGAACGGAACGATGGTGAATCAGGAAACAGAGCGGATGAAGAACCTGCTTGTGAACAACTGCGACACGATCGTTGAGATTCTTAGGAAGGCCGAGAAGATGGCGGAAGAGATCGCCGTGCTGAATCTGGAACTGGATGACGCCGAGCGCGAGCTGGACGAAGCGAAGAAAGAACAGGAGGCTGCTGCCGCAAAGAAGACGACCGCGAAGAAGAAGGCAGAGCCTGCGGAGGCAAATGAGTAACCGGGTCAATACGTCGCTGGCGTATGTGCCGTTCAGTGAAGAAAGGGTCGTCGATAGGCTGATACGGTGCAGGGCCATGTAGGACGCATCCTTCTACCCGATTACGGAGCCGCAGCATCTGACGATCACGGACGGCGTGTTCTCGCTTGACGAAGATGTGCTTTGTATATATGCGGACCTCGATTCGCTGATTGAGCGGACAGACCTGTCGCCGATGGAGCGGAATACGGTGGCGTTCCTGATGAAGGGGTACACGTTGCCGGACATCGCTGATTATTTCGGAAAGACGAGGCAGACGTTCGAGGTTATTCTGAAGCGAGCGATCCGCAAGATTGTGAAGCGCAACAACGCCGACTGGGAAGAATGGACAGGCGGTCGGATTGATGACGACTGATGCGCGTAGGAGGTAGAAGTAAAACATGGGCAAGTGGATAACATATCTGGCGGTTGCGTCATGGTGCGCATTCGCCTACATGGTGCCGGTTGTGGCCATGCTGGTATGGCTGCGTCGCCACCGTGACAAGACGGTGATTCTTCAGGAGTATGATGTCGATGAGTACACCGAATAAGGAATTTTACGAGGAAGCGCTCGACAAGTTTCAGGAACGCCATTACAAGGGCTGCGGGGCATATGAGGAATATATCCTGTTCAGCAAGTTTGTTTATGGCGTGTTTATCCGGAATAAGAATGTACAGATTACCAGCGGGAATTTCCGGGACGTGAATGTCGAGCTGATGAAGAAGATCGCGAGGAAGATTGAGAAGCATCCGAAGATATTTAAGCGATTCTTCATGATTGACTGATTGTATATGCGGGTAGCCAAGCACAGAGCGCGAAGATGGGATAGCGACGCCGATTGCAACGGTAGAAGAGTCGCTTGCAGCGTGTAATAGGCAAAAGAAAATAGAGTCCATCATCTGCGACACATCCGGGGCCAACCGGACGGAGAATACGCGCCGCGCAGAGTGCGGAAAGACAAAGACGTATAACTCTGACACAAGGCGATGCAACGCAGACGGAATGCGTGTGATTGAGCCGAGCGGAGAAAGATCGATATGATAAAGCGCTCGGCGACTGCACACCCCGCATCTTTCAAAAAACTTGACGGAGAGTATGGTGTAAGTTAAGGCTTCTGCAACCGGCAGCTTTTACAGACCATACGACGCCCACCGGTATGATCAGCCGGTGGGCGGTTATTTTATCAGGAGGTATAAGTGAAATGAGTGACGATAAGTATGTTGAACTGATGGAACATCGGGCGATTATCGGCCTGCCGGAGAATTCCGTGAAGGTTCAGGTTATTGCGACCGTGTTTGAGGACGGCGATCTTCAGGACGTGTCGATGGTATACGACCTGAATGATATCCGCGAAATGTTCCGGAAGGCGGACGAAGGATATATTGACGAGAATGACAGGTTTGTGCTGACAGACGATGGAAGAGCATATTTAGAGGAGCTGGAACGTAGCCGTGAATAATGTGCTTGCTGTTTTGCTTGCGCTGATCATTGGCATTGCGAGCGCTGACATGCCAGCGACGCCGACGGATCTCGACTATATATTCGGTCCGCTTGAAATCGTTGACGCGCTGGACGAGGACGAGGCCGAAGAAGAACCGTATGTGTACATCGAGATTGACAACCCGTATAAGCCAATTTACATCGGCGACGAGGTAACGCTTCGATGTGTGATGGTCGGTCTGGTCCCGGAAGAGTGCGATATCCGGTGGGAGTACTGTACGGACATTGATGCAGAGGATTATGTGGATCTTGACTGGCACGAGGTGGAATACACGTTCGTGACGAGCTACGAAAACGTAGGGTATTACTATCGGGTTGTCGTGACGCATCCGAAGCTGTTCAAGAATAAGCATATCGGAAAAGTACTGCTTTATCCAAAGTAAAGGAGGAGGACGAGTCGTGGTCAAGTGGATGAACCGGCATGAGCGTAAGCGCAAGCATAAGAGGATTCTGAAAAAGAAATTCGGATACAGCTGTTTGTATTCCGGATACAGGACGAACACGAAACTGATGGAAGACGAGTATCGTGCAGACGACCGGTATAACAACGAGCGGAACGGCGGATATCATTACTGGATTAATTATGCGCTGTCCGGGCCGAGGCAGTATGCCAAGGACGCGACGAACGGCGTTATCCGGGCAAAGTACCGTGATTTGCTGAAGACGATGTCAGAGGAAGACATGGATGATATCTATGCGCTGAACCATTCGGATTATGAAAAATACTACGACTATGACTGGACAATATGGTGATGTGAGATGGAAAGAACGAAAGAAGAAAACAAAGCGCTGTGTGAATGTTATCCGTTCCTGATTCCGTGGAACAGATGGAGCGGGAAGCGTATTACGGAAGCGCAGGACGGTGGATACTGGCCGGGGAAGCCGGATGATGTGCCTGAGTATGATTATGAGTATACCGAGGCGGATGAAATGCCGGATGGCTGGTGGATTGCGTTCGGAGAGCAGATGTGCGAGGAGATCCGGGATGCGCTGATTGAGGATGGCGATCTGGATCGGTACCGTGTTGTGCAGATTAAGGAAAAATACGGGGCGCTGTGCTGGTACGACAACGGAGTCAAAATTAACTCCCGTGTTCATGACATTATCCGCAAGTATGAGAACATCAGCGCGTATACATGTATCGTGTGCGGGAAGCCTGCGACAAAGATTACGCTCGGGTGGATCTCGCCGTTTTGCGACGACTGCTGCCTGAACTGCGGCAACGGAAAAAGTATGGCGATCGAAGAGTATTACAAGGAGGAAGAAAATAATGGCGGAAGTGACAGTACAGGTGACTGAGCCGATGGCGGCGTTTATCGGCTGGGCGAATGTGAAGGGCGAGGAGACAGTCCGGAAAATGGTGCGTGAATATCTGGCAGAGATCAAAGTGCAGAACGAGATTTCCGGCGAGTCCAGAGTCGATGAAGGATTCAAGTGGGATGACGCGCTGGAACCGAATGACGGCACTGACCAGTGGAAGCATGGCGGCGACTGCAATCTGTGCCGGAAGATCGGATACTGCACAAACAAGTGCAGGGCGAACAAACTGCTGAAGCGGATTGCGACGCCGTTTCTGTATCAGAAGTATCTGGACGAAAACCCGGAGGCGGTTGCGCGGAATGTCAATGCAATGAGTCCTGACGCGCTGATGAATCAGCTGGGGATAAAGCAATGACGGAAAAGATGATTGCGTGGATGCACGACGATATAACGTGGTGTACTCATTCTGACTGTCCACGGATAAATTGTATGCGCAACCCGATAAACATGATGGACAGGACAGGGCTGCACAGCTACGCGGATTTCCGCGAGTGCGACGAGTGCAGTATCTATCGGGGAGAAAAGTATATGGAGGGTGAAGGCAAATGAGCCATTACGCAGTCGCTGTGTTTTCGGATGACGGTTTCTTTGACTATCTGCTGGAACCGTATGACGAGAACAATAAAAAGTATTATGTGTTTGAGCCTGTGCCGTATGAACAGATCGAAGAGGACTTCGCGAAGTTCAGAAAGCAGAATCCAAGCTGGACGCTTGATATGTTCATCGAAGAATACGGATATATCGAGAAGGACGGCCAGTGGGGATACGAGCATAACCCGCAAGGATACTGGGACTGGTATTCGCTGGACGGCAAGGATTATTTGTTCGACCTGAAGGAAGATTGTGCGTCTTGCGATGAGGACGAAGACTTTGACGGAGACTACCGGAAGAATGACTATGACTGGTATCCGGATAATTCGGAAGACGTAAAGGAAGCCGAAAAATTCTGGGACGAATATGTCGAACAGGGTCTGGACGTGGATGGGATTGTCCTGTGGAGCCGTGACTATTATCGCGATCGGTTTAAGACAAAGAAGCAATTTGTCAAGGAAACTTCGCGCACGGTGCCATATGCGTTCATTACCCCGGACGGCGTGTGGCATTCGCCGGGGAGAATCGGATGGTTCGCGTGTTCAGACGAGACGGCGGAAGACTGGGAGAAGTATGTAAAGGAATGGGACGCATGGATCGCAAGCGAGGCTAACCCGTATGTGAACCTTGTCGATTGCCATATTTAAAGGAGTAAAAGTATGATCCGCGAAGCAGAGGTTAAGAAAGCGTTCAGAATTGCGTATAACACGCTCGACCAATGCGGTGAGCCTGTGAATGATCCGGAATACTTGCAAGGCGTTATCGCGAAGTTTGAACAGGCATGGAAAGACGACCAGCATAACGAGCTTCTGAAATACCTGTCGATCGGGATTTGTGAGTGGCTCGGATCTCTCGCCATGAAAGGAGATCGCAAATGAAGTGTCCGAAATGCGGCGTTGACGACCAGCAGAAAATACTGAGTACGCGGAGGCGAAGCAGTGACTATATTCTGCGCAGGCGCGAATGCGTATGCGGCCACAGGTTCAACTCGGTTGAGATCATCGAACTGAATGAGAAGAACCTGAAGGTGATCGAGCGGGAGATGATACGCAACTGTAAGCCGCGAGCGTTTGAAAAGATTGTACACGATATGTATATGAACGTCTTCGACCATTACAGATACCTGCAACAGCGGAAGAACGGAAGTGGTGCTGTATGACGGCGGAAGAACTGCTGAACGATATTGATCATTGTTGCGGACCGTGCGGCGACATGTGCCTGAGTTGCCCTGAATCACACTATCTGAATGAGATTCGTGATGTGATTGTGTCGCTGATGGAAGAGCGCGACAGGTACAAAAGTATGGTTGAAGCGGCTGAAAGTAGTCGCCGATGAACAAAATTATCGGTTTTGTCTGCAAAAGTGGTTACATATTCAATAATAATAGAGGGAAGGGATTTTATTGTCTTTCGGATACAAAGTGATGGAACCGTCCGGAAAGTTGTCTGTGATCGTGGTTGACGACAAGAGCCAATCACAAAAACGTGTTTCCGATATGTAGGGGAAATGGGCAGACTACTGTGACCGGAACTGGCTGAACGATTCCGGAGATCTGTATTCTCCCGAACTGAAAGTTAAACGCTTCCTCGACTCTCTTGCGTATTTCATGTTGATTGGGAATACGCAGGGAATTGAGACTGACTATAAAAAGGTTATGCATACGAAGCGTGAGATCCCGGTTTCTAACTGTCCTTCTTATGTGGAGAATGTGTTCTATGCTTCCGGCGGGACGACGGACTCGGTAGATCAGGAAGAGCGCGCAAGTTTCCGGATTCTGACTGATGCTCTTGATGCAAAGGCCGAGAAGTATGAAACGCAGAAATCGCAGAGGAAGAAGCAGGAAAGCAGGTTTCATAAACGCAACCGGTTGGGGATTCGTGGTGGCGAATGGTGCCGAGTCAACACGGATGGACTATTTGAATATAACGGATGCGTGTATGAGATCGACAGGGATGCGACCCAGTATCAACCGGTTGAGACTGAGGTCGGGTTGTTGTATGACATGGATAGAATTCTGGCCACCGAAACCGAAGAATTTTATGATATGAATTACGACAATGTCAAGGTGAAAAAGCTTTGACGAAATGGTTGGCGGCGTTACCATTGTGCGTTGCGCAGCGCACATCAAGCCGCCTATGAGACGCATACAGCAAATTTTTGATAATGTAACAAAAAGATTTCTTCCTTAGTTCCACTAAGGCCCCTCTTTTCTCTTGCGTCTCGCTACTTATCTTCGCGCCAAGGTTGGCACTTTTTATATCCCGCTGTAGCGCAAACGGAAGAAGCACCGTCTCTACAACGGCAAAGTGAGTGTTCGATCCACTCCAGCGGGACCAGCAATCAAGACGCTTGCAGCGAATAAAGTTATGAAGAAGTATAACATAGCCGGACACGCCTCTCCGTGGATGCGGACCAAGTTCGGATATTAAATTGGCGTCTTGCTTTTCTGCGGCTCAAACAGCAAACCAAGTTGATCGTGCAAAGATTTAATTGAGTCGCGTTTCCATATAGATTTACGGGGCCTAACGTTTGGCGTCTAAGGAGGTTCAATTGCCTCCGGGTCCCGCCATTAAAGGATGTGAAGGAAACGTTGGCGAGATTCATTGAAGACCTCGACTTAAAGGAAAAGCAGATGCTTGTTCAGGAAGTGCTGGACAAGAAGAACGGGAACTACGATAAAGACTGGGCGGAGATCGTAAGCGATTATGATCTTGCGTTCAGCCCTGATACACTGCGTAAGGCAGGTGTAGGAATCAAACTGGCGAGTGACGCAGGGATGGATTTCGGGAATGAAACACGGGACGAGATTGATCGCAATTTTGTTGAGCGCCAGAAAATGTATGACCTACAGCGCGGCATCCGGAAAGACATGCGTGAGTTTTCCAGAACAGAGCTGATATGCGAGCAGATCCGTGAAGCCATTAAGAACATGCCCAAGATCGAACTGAAGAATAAGACGAAAGACATTCCGGGCGATCAGAAGCGTAACCGCGAACTGGTTGTTGGTCTTGGCGACTTCCATTACGGAGCTGATTTCCATGTGAGCGGGTTATATGGCGAAACGATCAACCATTATGATTCTGCTGTGTTTGAACAGCGGATGACAATGTTGTCGAACTATATCTGGCAGATATGTGAAAAAGAAAAACCGGAGCAGGTTACGATCATGATTGTTGGGGATATGCTGGACGGCATGATCCACACATCTCAGCTCCAGCGCCTTGAGTACGGCGTTGTTGAGGGCGCAATGAGGCTGGCGGAAACGCTGACAATCTGGCTGACCGATCTGGAGGACCTGATCAAGATTCCGATCCGGGTCGCAGCTGTTCGCGGGAACCACGGTGAAATCAGGCCGCTCGGCACAAAGGCCGGACAGTTCCCGGAAGAAAACATGGAACGAGTCGTGATGCATTATCTGCGGTCGAGGTTCGACGATGAGCGCTGGATCTGGATCATGGAGAATGACGCTCCGATAACAATGATGATTGATGTTTGCGGATATCAGTTCCTGCTTACGCATGGACAGAACATGAACATTGAGAAGCTGGCGCAGGACAGTGTGAATCTGTATAACAAGCCGATCGATGTGTTTATGGTTGGGCATCTGCATAAAGGCCAGACGTTCCAGTCCGGGATTATGAACGGAACGAATATTTATGTGGAGCGTGTGCCGAGCCTGTGCGGGATGGACCCATATGCGCAGAGCAGAGGATATGGAGCGCATCCGGGTGCGACCGCGATCCTGATGGAAGAAGGATACGGTCGCAGATGCGTATATCCGATTGTATTGAAATAAAGGATGAGAAGGAATGGCGAAGAAAAAGATCGCGTCGAAGCTGTGCGTAAAGTGCAATCAGATCAAACCGCTCGAAAGCTTCGCCGCAAACAAGCTGTGGGCGTCACAGCAATACCGGGACGCGTGGTGCATGGAGTGTGCGAAGAAACACTGCGTTGACGAAGCGACTACAAAGGAATACTGCTACTTCAATAACCGCGCATTCAAGGAGAATGCGTGGGAAGCTGCCAAGAAAAAAGCGCAGTATGATCTTGCTAACAACAAAGTATGGCTGAACCCGATGACGCCACCGGAAAAGAAAAAGCAAGAAGAAGACCTCGCTACGGCGAAGCACTTTTTGAATATACGTAACGTTAACTATGCATATGAATATGTCGAGAACCTTCGGGTTGGCAATCAGTCCGAGGATCTTGTTGTGCATGAGTTGACGGACGAAAACGAAAAGCCTTACTACGATAAAGTGTGGCAAGGCTGGTTCACAAAAGAACAAGTCGAATGGATGGACGATAAGTATAAACAGTACGAGGAAGACTTCGTACTGGATAATGTCAACATGCAGGACTATACCCGCAAGGTAATCAAGGCGTCGCTGAACGCAGACCTCGCTGAAGACAGGATGAGGCGCGGACAGGGAACGGCCAAGGATTACAAGGAAGCGCAACAGATTTTCGATGACCTGTCAAAGTCGTCGAACTTCGCGGCCTGCCGGAGAAAACCCGGAGAGAGTTCTGGTATGGGATCGCTTGGAGAAATCATCCTTCGCCTTGAGACGCAAGGTTATCTTGATGAGAATCCATATACGTTCCCTGATGATGATATCGACAAGGTAATCGCTGCATACAGATATACACTGAAATCGATCGGGATGGAAATCCGGTAATGGCGAACCTTGACAAGGCGGCGCAGATCAGGGAACTAAAGAATTACGAAGCGTGGGCCAAACAGATATGGTATTGGCGCACACATCTTGACCGGTTTATTGAAGAATACTTCAAGATCAAGCTGAAGCCGCAACAGCGTGTTGACGCGAGGATATTCGGTCTGACGCTGAACGCGGACTTTGTAAAGAATCGTGGTGCAGGCAAGACATGGCTGATTGCCATCTGCTGCATCGCGATGGGCGTATTGTATCCCGGTAGCCTGATCGCTGTGATATCAAGCACCGCAGAACAGGCAGTGCTGGTTGTGAAGAAGATCGACGAGAAATTTATCGGATACCCCGATGTGCTTCGCGAGATTGACTGTACGAGGCACAACCACCCGGTTCAGATCAACGCACACAAAGGCGTGTGTACGCTGAAGAACGGAAGCAAGATCGAAAGCTATTCGATGGGTACTTTTCGTGGAAACCGCGCAAAGATTTTGATATGCGATGAAGCGCCGGATATAAAGAAGGCCGATCTTGACGCGGTCGCAAAGCCGGTTACAAACGAGACGCGTGATATCTGCATACAGCGCAATATCCACGATTATCCCAGCAAAATCATCAGCATGACTTCTGCGTGTCTGAAGAACAACTACTACTATACAGACTTCACGAATAAACTGAAGCGTATGGCGCAAGGCGACACGAACGTGTTTGCGTGGGCTATGTCGTATACGGAAGCGGTGCGTGAGGGAATCAGCCAGCAGAGCTACTTTGATGAACAGCGCAAGGGCATGACGGAAGAGAAGTTCAAGATGGAATATGAATCGATCTTCCTTGGTGCCGCAGATGGCGCTGTATTCCCGTTTGACCTGACAGACCGGTGCAGGACGCTGACGGACGTTGAGGTTGCGCAACCTGCGAAGAGTGCTGTTGAATATGTGATGTCATTGGATATCGCGACGTCGAGCGCGAGCAATGCCGATAACGCCGCGATGACGACATTCAAGCTTGTGGAACTTGAGAACGGCGGATACCTGAAACAGGTTGTCAGGATACAGACATTCAAAGGCAAACGCCTTGATGCGCTGGCGACAGAGGTTCGCAAGAATCTTGTAAGGTTCCCGAACACCATGAAGGTTGTGGTCGATGTTCGCGGTCTTGGCGATGCATTCCCGCAGTTTATGTGCAAGCCATGGACGGACCCGGAAACAGGGAAAGAATATCCGCCGCTTGTGCGAGATGACGAACCGACGATTATTGATAATGCCGTTCAGCTGATTCATCCGTTTATCGCAACCAATGCATTGAACCAACAGATGGTTAATGTTACGACAATTGCACTTGAACAGGAATCGATTCAATTGCCGGTCAACTCGAGATATATCGTTGGCGGACGGATAGCGGCAATTGATGATGAGTCAGACAACTCTACGAAAAAACTCACAAAGGAAGAACAGGCAATCTTCCTTGAAGCTGACGCATTGCAGATCGAGATGGGCAACATTATCGGTCGGCAAGGCGCAAACGGAAATGTGATTTATGACGTTGCAAAGGCAACGGCTCATAAGGACCGGGTTTCTTCCTTAATGATGGGTATTCATTATATCAGCGGTCTTGAAGAAGAGCGCAAAAGAAGATTAATACGCGGCAATGCGAATATGACTTGGGGCATTGTCGGATCAGTAAGATAGCAGGAGGTGGAAAACATTGGCAGAAAAGATTGACACGATGAGTGCTTATGAAGGCAACCGGCCAAATGCTTCCGCCTATGCAGTGGCAGAAACGATAGCGGATATTACCGGTACGATGAACGAAAGGTCGATCACTTTCAATGGATCGCTTACCGGTTATGACTTTGAGTCGCTGCTCCGACAGAAGCAAGCGAATATCAATACATTCTATGAACTGAGCGATTACTTCACGGATGCCGATGATTTAGTTGGCGGAGCGATCCACGATGTGTACGTACCTTTTAGTTTGCTGGACGGATGGTTCCTTACGGGAGGTACACAGCAGACACGAGATAAATACATGGAATGGTTTGAACGGATCCAGCTGAACGAAAAGCTTCGCAGCTGGTTCTATCAATACTATGTGTTTTACAATGTGTACTTCTCGCTGATGGAAGATGGAGATCTTGTAACACTGCCGCCTCACCTGATGCGAATCAGTAATGTGATGGTCGGAGGGAATCCGCTGGCTGAATTCAATGTGCGTTCACTGAAGACGGATTTGCGTCCTGCGTCACAGAAGGCGTGGAAGAAGTTTATCGACGACGATGAGTTTAAGATTCGGATAGCAGGATATCCGAAAGAAGTTACTGAGGCGCTGACGAAGAACCGTGAGTGGGTTCAGCTGGACCCGAAGACGACATGGCTGTGGCAGGGAGACAAGCCAGAGTGGCAGCGATACGCAATCCCGATGATCAGCAGAGCTTTGATTCCGCTTGGACAGAAAGCATTGATTCGCGCAGAACAGGCATCGCTTCTCAATCTCTCTGCCGCGAGCTTCGTTCATGGGGCAGTTGGTTCTCCAAAGGATAGCAACATTGTGGTTGATGTTCCTATTTTGAATTCTGTTATGGCAATAACAAAAAATGCCATGAAGAGTGGCGGTGGGATTGCTATCAGCAACGATTGTGTTAAGTACGAAGTTATTCAGCCGGATATGGATCATTTCTATGATGTAAATAAGTATAAGGATGTGAATGAAGCGATCCTTGGTGCTTATGGTATCAACGCAACGGTATCGTCTGGTGCAGATAATGCTGTGTCCTTTGGAACGAGTAGTATAAGCGTTAAACTTGTGTCAATGCGTATTAATGCGGCGCGTCAGAGTCTATGCAAATTGATTAATCGGATTATGAGAGCTATTAACGGTTCGCCATATGGGTTGCCAAGATCCAATGATAGCAAGATTCCGAAGTTTGAAATGGCAGAATGCGATCTTACACAGATTGGGGCATTCCAAGACGCTTGTATGAAACTGTGGGAAGCTGGTGTTCTTAGTACTAAGACACTGCTTGATCAGTATCACATTGATATGCAGACGGAATATGAGCAGAAGAAACTTGAGAATGACAGTGGGGTAACAGAAACATTTGTGAAACCCGGGATAAATCAGGCGGACACGCAGCCGTCAGGAGATAACGGTGATACGATCGGACGGCCACGTCTTGAAGATAGTGAACGCAGTTCAGACGAGGGCAACGCGAGAACAGGCGCACAGCCAAAACCGTCAAATCCTGAAGGATCTGAACCGCAATAATAAAAATCTTGACGAACAATTGTGGGACAGCGGAGTAGCTACCGTTTCCTTTTCCAATCCAAAGGATTACCACAATTGTTTTATTATGAAAGGATTGGGCTTATGAACAAAATAGAAGATTTGACAGGCAAACGATTTAATAAATTGCTTGTAATTGAACGTGTTGAAAACGATAAGAGCGGTAAATCGCGTTGGAGATGCTTGTGTGATTGTGGCAACGAAACAGTTACGTTTGGTACGTATCTTCGTCGGGGACACACAAAATCGTGTGGGAAATGCATACATCGTGGACCGGATAAAATTGATTTAAGTGGTCAACGATTTGATAGATTATTTGTTGAATCTTATCATGGTGAAGGGAACCATGCTTCATTATGGGATTGCTTGTGCGATTGTGGACAACATATAGTTGTATCAATGTCCAATTTGAAATCTGGCCATACAAGATCTTGTGGATGTTTAAGTAGAGAACTCTCGAAAGCAAGAATGGTTGATGATTTATCAGGTCGTAAGTTTGGGCGTTGGACAGTTTTGGGTTGGAGCAAAAAAGATTACAGAAATCAAAATATATGGCTGTGTAAGTGTGAATGTGGTAATGAACGAGAATTGTCAACGGGCGTATTACAAAGCGGGATGTCAAAATCATGTGGGTGTTTAAAAAGCGAGTTAACACATCTTCGCTGTTGTATAGATATTTCTGGAAAACGCTTTGGCAAATTGGTTGCAATCAGAAACACGGGCGAACATACTCGCAGAACACCAATATGGGAATGTATATGTGATTGCAGGAGAACTACTTATGTTCCCGCAAACCATTTGAGGTCCGGGCATACACAAAGTTGCGGATGTGAGATGTCGTTTGGTGAATTGATGGTCGGACGTTTTTTAATGAATCATAATATTGCGTTTGAAAAACAAAAAACATTTATTGGATGCGAAGATTCTGGAAAACTAAGGTTTGATTTTTGGTTGCCCCTATATGGGTTATGTATAGAATTTGATGGCCAACAGCATTATAAGAGTGTACCATTGTGGGACTCAGATTGCTCGTTGGAAGATCGACAACGACGAGATGCTATTAAAACCAAGTATTGTGAAGAGAACGACATAATCTTACTACGTATCCCGTACTGGGAGAAAGATAACATAGAGTCAATCCTCGCGGATTGGCTTTTTTTATAACATGAAAAATAAAAGGAGGCAACAATAATGCCTAATCAATTTTTTAATGGACCCGCTCCGCAGCAGGCGGACTTTGATACCCTGTCGAACCAAATTGCGAATTTGAACACGAAAGTTACTAAAGATTCGTTAGACATCTCGCAAAAGGATGCTTTTTCTGGTGATGTCTTAACTCTGTCAGACGGTACATATCGAGTTTCGAATACTT